TATGCTAAAACTATTGTTAAAAACTACATCTTAACAAACACAGCAGTACCTACAACATATCAATCACAAGTACCGCAGTTTATTAATGCAGCTATTACACCAGATGCACTTGCTGATGATGCAATTGATGCAAAGTTTGCAGTTGTATTATCTGTTATTTCAGATGGCGCATTAAATGCTCCTGCTATTGTCGACGGTACTACTAACTATAAAATTAATGCAAACAATGGTAACTATGGTTACTTAGACCAAGCTAACCCAACTAACACAGATATTATTCCTGGTAAAATTATCAGAGGTAAAGAATCAGGTGCTATTGGACTAATGGTAGACTACAAACATGAATCAGGATCAAGGGCTGTAAGTGTTGCAACTACTGACGAAATTGAATTACAACTTCTTAAGCCAATTGAATTTATACCTGGTGAAGAATTAGAATATGGTAACGTACAAAATCAGACTCAATGTGTTATTGTAGTTGAATCTGGAATTTACGATGAAGACCTTCCGATCAAAGTACCAACTAACGTATCTGTAAGAGGTGATGAGCAACGTAGAGTTATTATACGTCCTAAGAACCGTGTATCACAATCACGTTATGCAGACACATACTTTTATAGAGATGCAGAGTTCGATGGCTTAGTAGTTGGTGTTAGTGAAATTAACACACTAAAGTTTAGTTCACAAATTAATGCATCAAGAACAGCAGGAACATATACTATCACTGGCGATAGTAATATGGTAACTAGTAGATATGGATCCGGTGCAACAATATCTGTAACAATTGATGCAAACGGCTCAATTTCTGTAGCTACTGCTACTGTAAAAGGTAAAAACTTCCAAAAGACAGAAACTATTACTATTGCTGACGCATTATTAGGCGGCGGTGGTGCACCTTCTATTGTACTTGAAGTTGACACTATCCTAAACGGTGATGTTTATAAAAACCCACTTACTGGAACGTTTGACGGATACTTTGGTTATCATTACTTAGAAAAGCCAGGAAGCTTAAAGAATATTGGTGCTGGTTATACTAACATTGGTAAATGGGAAACTTCTGCACTTACATTCATTGACAACAAAGAATTCATTCAGGAACAGGTTGTTAACTATGTTGAAACAACTTATACAGGATTACCAGCAGGCGCAATTTATGCAAGAGCAAAATGGTTTGGCTGGGTAGGCGATGTAGTTGATGCTATAGTTAAAGACCTTAGACGCAACGGCAACGAAAACGTATTAGAAGTACAGGGCGACCTTTATTGGGAAGGCAAAACGGAAGCTTCATTACCAGCACAATATCATGATGAATGGGTAGCTGGTATATCACATGTTTACACTATGGCAAATAAATTGCTACAAGGACTTGTTCCAGTAACACTTTATAATCAATCAGGTGGTGATGCTAGTGATAGAGTATACGCACAGGATTTAACTAACGGCGACTCGGCTCCAGCAACATGGACAACTGGTAACTTATACAGGTTGCAAGATGTTGTAAAATTTACAACAGCAGGCACTGTAAGATATTATACACCAAAAGTAGAGCATACATCTGGTGCAGCGTTTAATGCTGGTGAGGTTTCAACTTACTGGACAGAAGTTGATACTATTGACACTACTGTACAAAACTTTATAAACTCAATAAACTTTGCATTCAATGCATCTTATAACCCACCGTTGAGAAACAAAGAACAAGATGTGTTCCTTCTTAACGATGCTACAATTTTGCGTAATATGTCTGTACAAGGACATGGTGGATTTATGGGTGTACTTGATCCAGACGGACAAGTACTTACTAAGTCTCCTTATATTCAAAACGGTGCTAGTTTTTCACAGTCATTAAATAAGCAAGCGTTTAGAGGCGGACTATACACTGACGCATTTGTTGGTAACTCAGCAATTCAAGTTACTGGCAGGGTTGATAACGATCCGTTTAGACTTACAATTAAAAGTTTAGGTAGCCAAGCAGAACCGCAAGGGTTATTTGTAAGACGTCCACAGACACCTTGTGCATTTTATATTGATGGCAGACGTTTCCAGGTTAACGCACTAACAAATTATGATAAGTCGTTAGGTACAGCACAGATTGTTCTAGACAGAAGTTCTAACAGTACTGTAGGTTTTACTGGTACTACAAGTGATCTAATTACAGGTTATAACTTAACGCAAGTTGGCACATTCCAATATGATGTTGCTAAATGTGAAAGAGATACAGGCTATATTTTAGATGCAGTAGCATTTGATGCTGCACTAGGAACAAATTACAATGCTGTAACAGCAGGCCTAGCGTACCAACGTAATATTGTTAGTACTTACTTACAGTCAAATCAAAAAGCACAAACAATAGCAGCTATTGGAGTTACGAAAACAACTACAGCGGCACTAAGTTTATTAGCGGCTGAAGCAACAGCATTATCAAGATCAAATGCAGCATTTGATGAAATTATTGATATTATTGATAATGGCGTATTAGGTACTGAAACTGCTGCTAACGCTCTTGTATTTACAACTCCAGGCTCATTGCCATATACAAAGGCTGTTGAAGCACGTACAAAGCTACAAGAAAACAAAGTATTCTTAGGCGCAGAAGCAGTAGCATGGATTAACTTAAACAGTCCGTCAGCAGGATACGATCAAGTTAAATGTGCTAGAGATGTAAGATTTTTAATTGATGCAATATCATATGATATTAACTACGGTGGTAACACTGCATCAAGAACTGCGGCCCGTTCATATATTGATGATGGTGTTCCAGTGCTAGCTGCTGGTGTAAGTAATGCTACAGTAAATGCAATGAATCATATTAAAGGCTTGCTATCAAATATTGTTAATGGTGTTAGCTTTACAAAGACATCAGGTAACGCATCTAATCAAATAACAGCAGGTGTTACAGCTGATGCAGCAGCGGCTGCACAGTTAGTTATATTGCTTGACATTCCAATTAATGTTATTAGTGCGTCAAACATGAACAGTGTTCCAGTTATAGTTAAGCCAGACGTTACTTGGGTAACATCTGCAATACAAAATGCAAAAGCACAGATAGAAACCAACAAAGCACTTATTACTAGAAAGACTGTACAAAGTGTTGCATCACCAATTGACATTACTCTACAAACTGCTGGTAACAGAAGTATGTTGGGTAATGACTTTACACAGATTAATGACTTAGGTTATGGACTAGTTGCAGTTAACGGCGCATTATCAGAAATGGTATCTATGTTCACATACTACTGTTGGGCAAGTTACTATTCCAAGAACGGTTCACAGATTAGATCATTAACTGGATCTAGTTGTTATGGTGAGTTTGGTCTAGTAGCTGAAGGTAGTGATCCAAACGAAATTCCAGATGCTATATCACTAGCAGAAGATATGGTAATGCCAGGTAAGGTATTTGAATCAGCAGTTATTTTGCAAACTACAGGACCTGTAGTTGCAGTAGCAGGCGAGACATATACTCAAGCAAGTTCCGGAGCAGTAGGCACAGTAGTAATATCAACAGGTGTAAACGGTAGTCATACTATATACTTAAAAACATATAGCGGATCGTTTGATACAACAAACACTATTACAGGTAGTACAACAGGTTCTCTTGGAGCAGCAAGTGTTCCGCTAACAGTAGATGCAACAGGTTATACAAATGCTGCAACCACAGCATATATGTACGTATATGATTTAAAAGATATTCCGTCTAATAGATCAGAATTTGATATCTTCCATAGCAATGCATCACCTACTCCGGCAAATGGTAGATACGAAGTTTCAAACGTTGAACTAGCTACTCCACACTTGGGTAGATATGTTGGCATTGGACATACAGGAACTCCACCGATTGCGGCAACACCTACAATAGCTGATGGTGCTGCTACTGGTGTAAGATTTAATGTATTTAAAACTAAAACTGATGGCTACACAGTCTCTGTTGTTACAGCAGGAACTACTTATACAGTAGGCGATCAGTTTGTAGTACCGGGTGCAAACTTAGGTGGCGCAACACCTGCTAACAATGCAACTATTGTTGTTGCTAGTGTTACTGCCGGAGTTGTTGCAACAGCAACTATTACAGGTACAGCACTTACTACTACAGATGAAACACCAACATATAGCGGTGCAGTTTATAAATTAAACTTCTCAACATCCTCTGCACAATATGCACAAACAGGTATTAAAGCTGCGCCATCGCATAATGACTTGGTTAACTATAGACGTAATGAAACGCATATCTTTAACGATCTTGCACAACCAGACTTGTTAACTATTCGTCCAAGTACTGCATTACTGTTTAATGAAAACCCAGGACAATTTTATAGAACAATTTCGTTCTTAACTAGTAACAGTTTAGGTACTGCACTACCTTCAAATAGTATTCAAGCAGGATTTGAAAGTAGTTATGATTATGTTAGATTAACTATCGATAATACTAGAGCAAACGAAACAATACACAGCGGCACTGGTACTACAAAAGGTAATACTGCTGGCGATATTGTTTTAGCACTTCAAGCAGTTTGTGATGAAAATGAAAAATTTAGACTTAACAACAACGCAAGAACACCTGAGGGATTCCGTCCTGTAGGCTGGACATCATCAACGCTTTCTGAAGCTCCAATATTTACTTGGAAGGGCAAGAAGCATTATGTGTTTAACTACAGAGGAGTATCAGGAGCAGCGGCAATACAACCATCCGATTCAGATGATGTTTATGCAATTGTTGATATTGCTGAAGTAGGCGAAACAATTAACGCTACTAACGCAGTTGGTATACATGGCTCGGTTGTGTTGTCAGCTAGTTTAACTACTACAATACGATGTGGTCTACAAGCAGGATCAACTGGTGACGTTACAGTTAATATTAGTACATGTCGAGCAACAGGACACGACTTCTTAGACATTGGTACAGGCGGATTTAACGCAAGTAACTATCCAAACTTTATCTTTGGTCCACCAGCTGAAAAAGACGAATCGCAAGAAGTTATTGAAAAGAACAAAGGTAGAGTATTCTTTGTAAGTACAGATCAAAACGGTGTCTTTAGAGTTGGTAAATTCTTTAGTGTAGACCAAGGTACTGGTACAGTTACATTTAGTGCAAGTATTGCACTTAGTGACGTAGACGGACTAGGCTTTAAGCGTGGTGTTGTTATTACTGAATTTAGTACAGACACAGCAATGACTGACAATGCTTCAGATACAGTACCAACAGAAAGTGCTGTACGTGGTTATGTAAACAGACGATTGGGATATGATGTTAACGGCACAGCAGTTGCTAACAAATTAGGACCTGGAGTACTTGCACCAAACGGTGTTGTGCCAATGACAGGCGACTTAAATGCTGCAAGTAATACTATTACTAACCTAAAAGCCCCAGCACAAGATAGTGATGCGGCAACGAAATCATATGTTGATGGAATTAGTGGATCTATTAGTGTTCAGGACATAAGAAGTTCTGAGTACAACGGATATACTGCTAACAACTTATATGTTTCTACAGGTGAAAAGAAACTTATTATTACAGCAGGCTCGATTGTAAGTGGACCATTTGTAGCTGGACAAACTATTTCCGGCAACCAAAGTGGTGCAACAGGTACTATCATTGATTTGTTAACAACCACAGGAATTGAAGGTAACGTTATTGAAGTTACTTACACTCCAGTGAGTGGAACATTTACAGATGGAATACCTGCAGGCGGCGGCGAAACACAAGACGTAATTAGTGTTGTAGGTGGAGCATCAGGTACGTTAGCTAAAGGTCCAATTGATGTTTGGGCTAACGGTATTATATCTTCAGGTAGTGATTTAACACTTACTACAACTAGAAACACAACAGTAGTTGGCGGAGTTGTTACTGCTAGACATGTTGAATTAGATATGTCGATTAAAGTAGGCACAATATCAAATGCAGATATAAGTGGTTCAGCAGCTATTTCACAAAGTAAATTAGCACTTAATGATGCAACTAGCAGAGTTAATGCTGTTAACATTGACCAATCAGACTTAGGTGTTGCTTCTTTTGATAGTGATACATTTACATTAACTAACGGCTGGGTGCAGATAGCAGACGGACAACTTGATCTTAAGAAAATCAAACGTGTTAGCGATGGAACTGTATTAGGTAACTGGAGCGGTGATAGTAGTGATAATGATATTGATGAAGTATCATTTGCAACAGTTGTATCAGAAGGTGGCGGTATTGGTGATGCTGACTTAAACTCAATAATTGCTGTAGGATCAGATCCAGGCGAAGCTGTTATTAAAACAGGTGCTGGTGCTTATGCTGTAAGTAATGTTACTAAGACTGGTGAAGTTAATAGTATTGTTAAAACAGACGCAGATGGTAGTGTTCAAGTTAACGCATTAATACTTGGTGGTGACCCAACTTACCAAATACTATCACTAGACTCTACAACAGTCATTATGAAAACACCTGCACAAGGTGAAATACTAAGATCTACAGGTACTACAGGTGTTAGTGCAAATGGTAACCCAGATGTACTAATTGCAGGTAGTGTTAATATTGGTGCTGCTGGAGTTGCAGAAAGTACACTACAAGATGCTTCAAACTTTAATGGCGAAGCTGTACTAGCTGTTGACTGGATGTACACAAGTTTCTTAGAAGCTCCAGGCGAAAAGACTGCTGCAAGTACAGGTATAGCAATTGGTGCTAATACTGGTAAAACAGCAGCAGGACAAATTGGTATCGTTACTGCTGATAGTGCTACAACTTCAAGTGTTGTACCGTTTATCTTTACTAGTGCTGGCGCAGCACCAGATGTTACAAATACATATAAGATTGGTAACAGTACTTTTAAATATGCTGAAGTGCATGCAACTACGTTCTACGGTACAGCTACTGAAGCTTACTATGCGGATTTGGCGGAGAATTACTTAGCCGACGGAGAGTACGAAGCAGGTACTGTATTGATATTTGGTGGTGATGCAGAATTAACAACAACTACAGTCAAAGGTGATCATAGAGTTGCAGGCATTGTATCTACTAATCCAGCACACTTAATGAACTCAGGTTTAGAAGGTGAAAATATTACAGCACTTGGACTACAAGGGCGTGTTCCTTGTAAAGTAATTGGCATGGTTAACAAAGGTGACATGTTAGTAGCTAGTGCAATTCCAGGATATGCAGTTGTTAATAATACTCCGGCTGTTGGCACTGTACTTGGTAAAGCTGTTGGTACTAAAACAACACAAGAACGTGGCACAGTAGAAATAGTAGTAGGTAAAAACTAATGAGCGATCAAGAGAATCATCAAAACTTATTGAGTAAACAATATATTGATACGCTGGTAGCATCTGATGATGCTACTATTAGAGCTACTGATTTAAAAAATACAGAGCAAAAGCGAGAAGTAATTGTTACTGCTGGAAAAATAAGAATACAAGTTGACAAAGGAAACCTAGGTTATGGCAAGACAAACAGTTAATATTGGCACAAGTGCAAACAAAGGTAATGGTGATCCGTTACGTACTGCCTTTACAAAAATTAATGCAAACTTCGTTGAAGTGTATGCTGGAACCGCACTTGATATTTCAAATATAGGAGCAGAGCTTTTACCGTCAACTGATGGCACTTTGAACTTAGGTAGTGCATCAAAACAATGGGCTAGTATATACGCTAAAAACTTTCTTTACTTAAATGGTACAAGATTAAGTGTAAGTGCTAGTGGCAACTTGTTAGTGGACAACAAGGCTGTCGTAGGTGGTGATATAGTTGGTAGTGTGTTTGCTGATGATAGTACATTATTAGTTGATGCTGTTAACGGAAATATACCAGGGTATATTAGTTTAGCAGATTTGAAAACACATGTAGCATCAAGTGCAGACTTTGCAGCATTTAAGACAACGATTGCAGGCCTATAATGAATTCCGATAAATATATTAAACAGGATGTAGACAACAATGGCAAATAGATATCCACTAATAATCGATACAGCAGACGCTAATAAGATCAAAGAACTCCAAACTGGAGATAATCTTAATCTTGCTGACAACAGTATTGTAGGTGTACAAAACATTACAGCGTTGGGTACTATTGAAGCCGCGGTGCTAACTGTTAACGGCGACAGAGTAGTTGCACAGAGTTTTATAGGATTAGCTGATACACCAGCAAATTACACAGCATCAGCAAATTCGTTTGTTGCAGTAAATGCTGCAGGTAATGCACTTGAATTTAAAGCGTTAAGTGCGTTTGGTACTATTGGAGTATCTAATATTAATCTTGTTGGAAATGTGTTACCAACAGTAACTAATACATCAACACTTGGATCAACATCTTTAAAGTTTGCAGAATTACATGCTAATAACGTATATAGTAACCTACGAGATTATAATAATACATTAGTCTTTGATGCTACTACTGGTAAAATTCCATACACTGCATTAATAGGAACTCCAACAAACGTATCAGAATTTACTAACGATTCTGGATTTCAAACAGTATCAGGCACTAACGTTCAAATACAAAACTTCTTTGGAGGTGGCGGAACACTTACTGCTGATATTACAGGTAGTGTGTTTGCTAATGATTCGACTATGCTTGTTGACGGAACTACTGGCACACTTGTCGGTAATATACATTATCCAACAACTGGTTCAATTACAGCAGGAACAAAAGTACAACTAGGTACTACAGAATTAACCTCAACTATCGAACCGCCAACTGCTAACACAGGAGCAATTGGTACTACTTCAAAACGCTTTGGCACAGGCTATTTTCAAAATATCAATGCTAGTGGAAACGTAACTGCGGCAACGTTCAACGGTACTCTAAACGGAATACTAATTGGTGAACATATTGGTAGCGTATACGGAGACGACTCAACAGTAATAATTGACGGCGTCAGCGGAATGCTATACGGAGATTTAACTGGTACAGTTAGTGGAATTTCTAATCATAGTATCGATGCACTTAGTGATGTTGATACTACGACAGCTGCGCCAACTACTGGACAAACAATTATTTGGAATGGAACTAATTTTGTTCCAGGAGCGGCATTTAGTGCAGGTGATTTTAATACAGCATTTGCTGGAAAGAATGTTTCAGACTTAGCTGACGTATATACTACTGGTGTTTCAGATGGACAAACACTAGTTTATAGTACTGGTAACAGTAGATTTGAGCCAGGATACGCAGACAATGGTATATATGACGGTGACTTAACAGGTAGTGTATTTGCAGATGACAGTTCGCTACTAGTTGACGGTGTTAATGCAAAGCTTCTTTTTACTAATAACACATTAGCAGACTTAGCAAACGTAAGTGGTAATACACCTACAGCTGGACAAGTTCTTAAATGGGACGGCGCACAATGGGCACCAGGTACTGATATTACTTCAGGCGGCGCAGGCACGGACGCTGATACACTAGATGGACAGGATAGTCCATACTTCTTAGCATGGGGCAACTTTACAGGCACACCTACTACGCTATCTGGTTATGGCATTACTGATGCAATTACAGCGGCAACTCTTGGTACAGCTACAGCTACACTTACAAACAAAACATTCGATCAAGACGGTACAGGCAACAGCATAACTAACCTTGCTAACGCTAGTATTAAAGCTGCAGCAGGCATTGATGCAACTAAGATTGCAGACGGTACAGTAACAAGTACAGAGTTTCAATACATTGGCGGATTAACATCAGACGCACAAACACAAATTACAGCTAAGGCAGCACTAACTGACATATCAGTACAACTTGGTGGTGCAAGTGGTGGCGGCAGTATTGCATACAACAACGCAACAGGTGTTATTACACTTAGCCCTGCAAATTTAACAGCAATTAATATTGTTAATGATACTAGTCCACAACTTGGCGGAACACTAGATGCTAATGGTAACACCATTGACATGGGCACAAATACTATTACTGACACAAAAGTTGGTCAGTGGGATACGGCTGTTACTTGGGGCGATCATGGATCTAATGGATACTTAACAAGTACCGGACAATTAAGTTCACATTCAGATGTACACACTGCAACACCAACAAACGGACAAGTACTTACTTGGGACCAAAGTAATACACGTTGGGCTCCTGCGGCAGCTGGTGGCGGTGGATCAATTGGTAACTTTACATTTGCTTCAAGTAATATAGATACTGACGATAGTAGTGGAATAACATTAACTCCTGCAATAACATTTGAAAGTGACGTAACTGTACAAAACGATCTTGTAGTTAACAATACTATTACTGCTAATAAGTTTGTTAGTTCAGCAGTTGGTAGTCCAAAAATTACATCAGCTACTAATATTGAATTAAATGCAGGCGGTGCAGTTATTGTTGGCAGTAGTGCTCTTAGATTATATACTGTAACTACAACGCAACGTAACGCACTAACAGCAGCAACTGGCGATATTATCTACAACTCAACACTGATGAAATATCAAGTAAGAATAGGAAGTGCATGGAAGTCATTAACAATTAGTGATGATGTTCCAACGAACAATAACCAATTAACTAATGGTGCGGGCTACTTAACAGCAGCACCAGAAAATACGTTTACTATGACATCCAATGGGTCTAATGATTATGTATTTGCAGCAGATTCAAAATTCTTTCCGACAGCTGAAAATGATCCTGTACTATATGTAACACGTGGGCAAACTTATAACTTTGTTAATAACTCAGGTGGCAGTCATCCATTCCAATTAAGGACAAGCAACGGTGGTGGCGCTTATAATACAGGTGTTACTAATAACGGAGCAGCAAGCGGCACTATTAAATGGACAGTTCCAATGACAGCTCCATCTTCTATATATTATCAGTGTACTGCCCACAGTAACATGGGCAATACTATTAACGTTATTTCTTAGGATTAAAATACACTATGGCTGAAAAAGAATATATTGTAAGTCTTAAACGTGGTGTAGATTATGCAGCGTTTGATGATGAAATGCAAGCAGGCATTGGACGTGGACTTGTCACAGACAGACTTGTTGATGTAGCTAACTCTAGACCGTTATCACAACGTAACACACACTACATGTTATCACCGGAAGAAGTAACAGAGTTACTTGCTGATAACCGTGTATTAGATATTGAAGAACCACCTGAAAATAGAGATGACATCACAATTGAACCAGCAGCTTCGCGACCTGGGACATGGCGCAAAACATCTAGTATTGTCAGTGCTGATTTAAACTGGGGCATGCTTAGGTCTACTTCAAAAGAAGACGTTTGGGGCAGTGGAGTAACGAGTTCCACAAGACCGTTTAATTACAATCTAACTGGCAAAGGGGTTGACGTAGTAATATCAGATACTGGTGTTGACACTGGACATATTGAATTTACAGACGCTGACGGTGCTAGTCGTATAAAGAATATAGATTGGTATACTGCTAGCGGTGTATCAGGCACACAAAATGCAAACCATAACAGAGATCATCACGGACACGGAACGCATTGTGCAGGCACAGCAGCTGGTCGTACAATGGGTTGGGCAAAAGATGCACATATATATTCTCTTAAAGTTAGAGGACTAGAAGGTACAGGTGATGATAACACAGGAATTGTTACTTCAGACTGTTTTGATGTAATTAAAGGCTGGCATAATAACAAACCAATAGACCCTGCTACAGGATTTAAACGTCCTACTATTGTAAATATGAGTTGGGGGTATTCTATCAATACAACCGTAACGCCCACTGCCGGCACTTTTAGAGGAACATCATGGACATACGGTAATGCAGGATTTGCAACAGATGCAAATCTAAGAGACAATGCAGGAATACTAGAAAAGATTTTTAGTGGCGGCAACCGCAAAATAAATCTTAGAATATCTAGTGTAGATACAGATATACAAGAAATGTTAGATGCAGGAATACACGTTTGTATTGCTGCAGGAAATGCCTATTACTATATTGCAAATGAGGGCGATCAGGATTGGGATAATTCAGTAACAGTTTCCGGAGTTACTAGAAATTATCATAGAGGGTCAAGCCCATATGACACAGATGCTTTTATAGTAGGAAGTCTTGATGTTAGTTATACTGGCGGCAAGGAACAAAAATCAGAATTTAGTCAATGCGGACCTGGAATTGGTATTTACGCAGCTGGAAATAATATTATAAGTGCAAGCTCAGATGATTATGGCGGGACAAACGAAATTGTACAAGGAGGCACAACTAGAGTTACTCATCCGCTAAATGCTAGTAACACTTAATGAAAATATCAGGTACTAGTATGGCTAGCCCAAATTTGTGTGGTATGCTTGCAACAGTATTAGAAGTTAATCCTAATATGAGTGTTCCAGGATTAAGAGAATGGACTATAGCTAACGCAGCTAAAGATAAGATGTATCAAGGCACAGTTGGCGATTGGAATGACTATGATAGTATAAACTGTGGCGGCAATACTAATTACGAGTCTAAGGCAATTGTAGCAAGTACAGAATATAATCCTCTTGCTAAAGAGATGGATGTGCGTGGATTAAAATTACTAGCTTGGGGAGCAAAAGGCGGAGCAACAGCAGTATCAGATTCGTTTATACAAAAAGTTGCAAGACATGTTGAAATGATGTTAGACCCTACAGGAACAGATGTTGATGCCACTGCACAAGCAGCAGCTATAGCAGGAATGAAAGCAAGTAACACAGTACAATTTATTGGACATACTAGTGGTAGTTATAGTCCTAGCATACTAACTGACGATGCTAATGATTACTATCCAGGATTAGATATTATTAGAAACATGTATGGTAACGTAGACTTTGTTTGGGAAAGTGATGACAGTTTAGGATCTTATAGTGCAGATGGCCAAATCATGGAAGTTATGGAACACGTATTGCATACACTTACTGTTTATGCATTGCCAGCAGCATATCCTACACAATTTGCACAAGACAATCAAACAAGCGACCTTTACAATGCTTGTGCCCAGGCTATTTCAAACAACGTGTTTGACGCAAGTGGTTATGGTGCATGGCCAGGATCAGATCCTGATATACGTGCATTAATAATGCGTGAATATTATTACTTGCTAACAATAAGCATGTGGGACTACTTTTCTTTTGTTGATGGAGGATCTTTATCACCTGAGTGGAATGATAATAGTAGAACACCATCAGGCGTACAATCAAATAATCCGTTAGGTTACGCACTATATAATGATTATGGTAAAAAAGTACTTACTAAACCTATCGAAACAGTACTAGACTTAATGCATGCAACAAGTGGTTCATCTGGATGGGTTCCAAACGCTAATACAAATTTAATTATGCACACACCTTTTGCAAGTGCCGAATCATTTACTACTACGTCAAACGTAGGATTATCTACATAAATAGTATAACAAGGAAAAATAGATGGCAGTTCAATTAATTAACATAGGCAACACCGCAAACGACGGCACTGGTGATGATTTACGAGAAGCATTTGTAAAAGTAAATAACAACTTTAACGAATTAGACCTGCGTGACGATGAACAAACTACGGTAACTAACTTAGGGTCTACTGGCGAAGGCGTATTCAAAGAAAAAATTAATTACGACTTAAAGTTTAAAAAACTAGTAGGAGGCGCAGGCCTTACACTTACAACCACAGACAATAATATTACAATAGCTAATAATAAAGTTTATGATCTTACACAAACTGCCGTAACTGGTGATAGTTATGTTACAAAGCAATATGACTTTGCCGACAGCAGATTACTTTACAACAATGTTTATGGCACTTTAGCAGACTTACCAAGTGCAAGCACATATCATGGATTATTTGTACATGTACACACTACCGGTGGTGCATATTATAGTCATGGCGGTGTATGGGTAGAACTTGCAAATAAAACAGATGTAGCAGAATTATCAGAAGATACAACTCCTGCACTAGGTGGCAACTTAGATGCCGGCGGATTCAATATAACAAACGCTGGTACTATTATTTCAACAGGCATTACTGGAAATTTAACAGGTAATGTTACTGGTTTAATTAATGGTATTGATCCAGCGGCGAGTTATGCTACATATAGTAACATGGACATGGGTGGCGTAATTAATACAGTAAATAATATTGTAGACTTTAGAATGCTTAATGATGATGTAGATATGGGCACTTGTGTATCAGCAAACGAAATAGAAGTCGACTTTGGCGCAATTGCCGTATAATCGAATTCCGATAAATACGTAGTAAGGAATTGATATGGCTAAATTACAAACTAATACTACGATCAGCATTACCAAAACTTGGTTCCAGCAGGCCAATGGGTTTACATATCCAATTTCTGTTAGGGTGCCAAATCTTGCTTCATTGTCTGGAAAAAGAATTCCAGTTACAATATTACTACACGGATCGGGTAGTAACGGGCAAGCAACATTAAGTAATTGGGATTCTATATTACCCGACCATATATTAATTGCTCCTACGGGATATCTTAATCAATGGAATGTTGCACACGAAGAAACAAAGGCGCCTGATGTATCGTTTTTGCAAGACCTCTGTACACAGTTAAAAACATACGAAAACGTAGACGGCAATAAGATTAGAATTTTAGGCTTTAGTAACGGAGCCGGTTTAGCTAACAGAGCTTATATATCATTAGACGAACCAGGTGTTGACCAAATTGTAGCAATTGCTTCTACTTTTGGATCTATGATGTATAGAAGTGGTAATTTTTATATTCCAGTAAATGAACAATCAACTGGCGTTAATATATCAAACTTTCCTACTATCAAAATTCCATTCAAGCCAAGAAAATTTATAAACTTTCACGGCTTATCTGATACACAATTTCCTTATGTAGGAGGTGTACATAATTTTGGATACACTTTTATATCAGCACAGGCTAGTGCATTTGCAGTAGCAAAAGGGCAAGGCTATACTGGCTCGCAGATTGCAGATAACTTAGGTGTTGCAGACATTGGTGGAACATTTAGGTACACATACGATACACCATTTGGTGATGTATTACAATACAAATATCCTGAAGGGCACGAAGTAACTGTTTCAATTAAAACGCTAGTAAGTAACAACTTTGCATTTGTGCATCAAAATCAACCAGATTCACCCAGTGCTATATCAACAGTAGCTTGGAACGCTAGTCAACTAAATGTATCTGATCCTGAAGGAACATATCCAAGTTCAACTACATTTGCGTTTGACGGACAAGTAATAACAGCAACTAGTAACGGTGATCCTTATCCTGCACTAGCAGGGCATGGAATGACTAACACTGGAGTTAGGTTATTTGGACATAACCCAAATGTTATTCAATCACAAGCTTATAGTTATAGAATTAAAAACAGAGCAGGTGAAAACACTTCTAATCCTCAAGCAACTGAATTAGGTGCCCAAGGCATATTTGCTAATGGTGTAGTAGCCTTTAATCCAAGTGCTGGATTTGGAATATTGCCTGGGTCAACTGTTTATCCTCCTATAGGATTTAATTACAATGCAGTTCATTTACAATCTGCATATGGTGTAGATGGTGCTGGAGGACATCCGCAAAGCAACGGGTCTTATCATTATCACGATGGATCTTTTTTATATAGTGGATGGAATACAAATAAAATGTATGCAGCCAATGCGTACTTTAATCAAACAGATTTTAATGGTGACAAGTATAGACACATTGATGGCCACAGTAAAATCGTAGGGTATTGCTTTGATGGCTATCCTATTTACGGCCCATATGGATATGCTACAGGAACAGATAATAATTCAGCAGTAATACAAATGTCCTCGAGTTATATTGTACTCCCTAATGATGATCATCGTCCGGGCGATTTTAAGTTCGATAGAACTATAGAGGTTGATGGTGTAGGCACTGTGACTCTTACTGCAGGTAGTTTTTTACAAGATTTTGAATACCGAGAAACTAAAGGTACATTGGATAGATACAATGGAAGATATGTTAAAACTCCAGACTTTCCAAATGGAACTTATGCTTACTTTTTAACATTTGAAGGAACAACGGCTGATATAGGAATAGCTTCAGTTAAATCTAGTTATCCTTATATATTTGGAACAGAAACAAAACAAAATAGAAAACTTGTTCCTGCAACAGTAGATCAAGTAACATTAGATGCTGCATTAGTACAGAGTGCATTATGGAATGTAGCAACAGGAACACGACTTACTAACTTAATTGAAAGAAGTGTTGTTGATATTAGTTTGCCAATGGCAAATGGTGTAACTCCTACGCTAAAATTAATTAGTGGAAGTTTGCCCACAGGTACTAGAATAGAAGGTACTAGTATTGTTGGAACAGTTTACGAAGTTGCATATGATACAGTATTTACAGCAGTGCTTCGAGCTAGTTATAATGGACTATGGGAAGACAGGACTATAGAATTTGCAGTGTCAGGACCTGATGATCCTGTTTGGGGAACTTCAGCAGGAGCATTGCCAGTTGGACCAAATAGTGTATTCTATGTGCTTGACAGTGCTTTAATAAATTTTCAACTTGCAGCAACTGACACAGACATTGCCGCTGGTGATGAATTAACTTACTTTATTGCAGACGGTGACGGAATGCTGCCACCAGGTATTACTATGTCCGAAGGTGGGTTATTAAGTGGTATTACAGATCCGTTGTTATCCTTAGACAAGCGATTTGAAAGTGGCGGATATGATACAGAAAACTATGCAACACTTCCTTTAGATTACGGAGTTACTCCATCAAATGGGTTTTCTAGCTTCTTTTACGATAGAGAAACATACGACTATAATGAGCCTACAGTAAATCCAAGAAAGCTTAATAGATACTATCCATTTGCAGTAACAGTAACAGATGGTGAATCATTTGTTAAAAGAGAATTTCAAATTTATGTAGTTGGCGATGATTTCTTAAAAGCTGATAACACTTTAATGAGTGCTAGTACTGGAATATTTAAATCTTCAGCTACTAACGTGAGGAAACCTGTTTGGATTACTCCTGGAGCGTTAGGATACAGACGAGCAAATAACTACCAAACTATTTACTTAGATATTGTAGATAATTCTACACTTGAAGGCAAGCTATATTATACTTTAGAAAGCACTAACGATGACGGTACAAAGAGTATTGCTCCTCCAGGGCTAAAGTTAGATGGCTCATCCGGTGAATTAGTTGGAAACATTCCTTACCAAGCAGCAATAACACAGGATTACAAATTTACTGTCCGTGCTACACGCATGACATTTGATTTAGAAAGTGTTAGTATTGCTGGAACATATTACGAAGATACAATGTTAGGTAAAACTAGCTTTAAGATTGGCAAGGTTAATCTAACAGGTTCTCTTGATGGAGTTAATGATCTATTTGAATTAATTAACCGTGAAGTTCTTTTAGGTAACAGGACCTACAAAATTACAAGCGTAGATGATAGAAATGCTCTTTACGATGTAATTTTTGTTGATCAAACTATTGCTCCTTCACTTAATCTTATTCCTAGTAGAACTGCAATAGTAGGTCAAGACAACATGTTTGTTACTAGACTTACAGAAGTACAAAAAGAAAAATATAATAAAAGATTTTTAAGATTTACTGAGTCAGAGAAATATCAAATACAGAGTATTACTCCGTATATTGAATATGAAATTACTCAAGTATCTCCTGGCAATGACGAAATGTATCCTGTAGGCATTCCAATGGATATAACTCTTAATGCTAACTATTATGTAGGTGACATGATTGAAAATACTACAGCTACAGGTGGTAATGGATATATCTACAAATGTACAACAGCACACACAGTAACTAGTGCAGGATCAGATATTGGCGGAGTAACACAATTAGTATTTACTGCGTCTAACTGGACACAAATAGCAGAAACAATATCTGGTATGACACTAGCTGATAGAGTTATTGCTACTAAGCAAGTATTACAAAACAAGTACGGTGGTGTTGCTACAGTACAAGTATTAAACGAGCAAGCTACACGCTGGAGAATACATATTCCTAGCACAGCAACTAGCAGAATAGTTTCTAACATAAGAGCTCATTTTGCAAATTCTGGAGATAGCACAGCAATGTCCGTTACCCTTCTTAGAGACAACGAAGATAGGATTGGATTTGATGTAAACTTAACTAGACAACTTACGCAGGGTAATAACTATGGTATTGGGCTGTTTAGAGGCGACGGATTCTCAGAAGATATTATTGTTGCTAATACTAAAGACATTCCGAGTACTGTTAAGACGTTTACAATAAAAGTTATAGGCGAAATTGATAGTGCTATAAAATGGGTTACTCCAGCAAGCTTAGGTACTATTCCTGCGAACTATATTAGTACGTTACTAATTCAAGCTCAAACTACTGTTCCTGATACTAGAATGATGTATTCTATTAAATTAGGTAAACTTCCATATGGTATGACTTTAGACATTAACGGAGAAATTCTGGGAAATGCACAACAGTTTGGTACGCCTGCGGACAAGGGCCTTACTACGTTTGAAACAAAGTCAGTTATGTGGGACGGCGTTCTTCCTGGTGATACTACGTTTGATAGAAAGTATAAGTTTACTGTTGAAGCAAAAGATAGATTTGGATATACAGCTATTGAGCAGGAATTTGATCTTACTGTAAGTGATGTCGATACTAAAAAGTATACAGACATATACATGAGACCAATGTTGCCTAGTGCTGAAAGAACATTATATGCTAACTTTATCTCAGATAGAAATATATTTGAACCTGATAAAATTTATAGAGCAAACGATCCAACATTTGGATTACAAAGAAACTTAGACATGCTAGTATATGCAGGCATTGAAGCTAAGAAGATAGAAAATTTTGTTGCAGCGTCTGCTAAGAATCATAAGCGTAAGAAGTACATATTAGGTGACTTTAAAACAGCAAAGGCAACTACAGGAATAGGTGCAACTGCTAAAGACGTATACGAAGTAGTATATATAGAAGTTATTGATCCTGCCAATGCTAAACTTGGTAGAACAAAAACTAACTTTGAAATAACTACAAAAAGTGAAATTACTGTTGATAGTATAGCATATAGTCCTAAAGATGATGAGCAACGTATTAATTCAGGATATGACGCTTTACCTGTGTACACTAGAGGTGTAACTAAGTTTATATTTGAAGAACTAGAAGATACACTAATTGTACAGACTAGAGATAGTAGCGATAGTAGCGAAAATCAATTTGTTGATGCAGATAATAACGACTTTACTATAGAACTAAAAGACGGAACTGATGTTACAGTTACACTTCAGTTAACAGATGCAGAGTCACAACGTTTTAGACCAGTAACTAATACCATTAAAACTGATAGCAATGCAGTCAGAGTTAGTCAAGGACTAGACAATATTAGATACATATCTAGTATAGACAACATGAGAAGTAATATTAAAGCTATTGGTGGTAATGAAAGAACATATTTGCCGCTTTGGATGCGTACTCCGCAAGCAGGGTTTCAAGAATTAGATTATGTAACAGCTATACCAATTTGTTATTGTAAGCCCGGAACAAGTGCAGATATACTTAGAAACATTGTTAATAATGGGTTTGATACAAAAACAATTACCTTTGATATTGATAGGTATATTGTAAAATCAACCGAAAACACCACGGATGAGAAATATATCTTGTTCGCAAATTACCAGTATAACGTCTAACAGCGATAAATAATACAGTAGAGGAAATAAAATGGCCAGTAATATTATAAGTGACACAATTGATGCAGCATACCCAATTGCAGGTGTTGACAACGACACGCAAGGATTTCGTGATAACTTTACAGTTATTAAGACAGGGTTATCAACAGCAACATCAGAAATATCAACATTGCAAAGTTCAACAGCAAAGCTGAACGCATCAAATGATTTTAATGGTACTAACATTGCAGATGCAAATATACAAGTACAAACTTCGCAATATCATAACGTAGGTACAGTAGTTGCTGGACTTAACATTAGTTTCCTTAACGGACATTACCAAAGCATTACAACAAACCTTCCAGTAGCTACAACATCTATTGCATTTAACTTATCAGACTGGCCAGCAAGAACTATGTATGCTGAAATGACTGTTAGCTTTTTAGGCAATGATACAGCAAAAACAGCTACATTTACAGTAGCAGGCGGCGGAAGTATTAAATATGATACAAACTATCCAAAAGTATCTAATGTGCCTACACTAACACTAGACAGTTCAACTAACCCATTACTTGTTAAGTTTTGGACTTATAACTCAGGTACAACAGTGTTTGCACAATACTTAGGTCAGTACACTTAAAAATGATTAATCCATTAATAGATAACCTAGATGGATTTACACTACAAGAGTTAGACCAAAAAGTATCTGACTTACAACGTAAGTACTTTATGACTCCCAATCCTCAGGTGCAAGCACAAATTGCAAATGTTCTTGATATCTATAGGCTCGAACAGCAAGACCGCAGAGTAAAAGAGATGATGCGCCAACAAAATGACGAAAATGGCGAGAATTCACTTGACAAATTGATTAATATCAGTTAAACTATATACATGCTTATGAAAACAGACGAACTAGGTATTCCACGATTCTCTAATAGAGATCTTGTTGATATGATCTATACAGGTAATATCAACAAGTGTCATGTAGTTCTATGTGACGAAAGTGACGATATTAATTTGTTTAATAAAGCAGCTCAAGAGCAAGGGTTAGACAAACTAACCACATATATCCCAATTGATGTAGAGCAAAAAGACTTTGACAGTGCGTTACAGTCAGAATGGTTTATGCCTGATGAATATAAAAACATGGATATCTATTCTTACTTAGAACAGAAATGTCAAACAAATCCATCAGTAGCTAGACTAGACGAAGAATTCATAGAGTATGATAATCGAAACATGTTAGACTTGTTACGTTATATGGTATATCTAGTCGACTTTATGCGAGAGAATGATATTGTTTGGGGTGTAGGTCGAGGATCAAGTGTAGCAAGCTATATTTTGTTTTTAATTGGCGTACATAAAGTAAACTCGATCCAGTATGGCCTGGACTATAAGGAGTTCTTGAGATAAGTATGTATATAACAAAAGGAGACAAATATGTCAAAAGTATCAGCAGGTAAGAAGCAACACAGAAGTTTACGAGGAAAGCCAGTAGATATGGCTCTTCTTCAAAAGCGTAACGAACTTACTCCAGCAGTAGGTAATGCTCGTGTAAATGCACGTGGCGACGAACTTGGACCAGGTGGAACAATTATTCGTAAAAGAGAAGATATTGTCGATGAGCATTATCAACAAGCAGGCCAATCTGTACACTCAGCACCAGTTAATCCGGTAGCCGATACACCAGTAGTAGCTGAAGCTACGCCAGTAGTTGAAAAAGCAACTAGAAAAGTAAAAGTTAAAGCAGATCCAGTAGCGGCAGAATTAACATCAGAAGAAGCTGAAATTATGGCAGAAGCTGATGCTGACGATAAATGGATTGAAGACGAATCCGGAAACTTTGTACAAAAAGGAAGCTAAGAATGGCTCAGAACTATTCCGCAATCAAAGGCACTCCACGTGCTATTGGTGAACAAGTACTAGTAACTGAAATGCACTTTGGTGAACAAACAACTGCTGCAGGTTTAATTATTAGCAGTGACGATGGTGACACTAGAGGAATTTATCCACGTTGGGGTAAAGTATATTCTAAAGGTCCAGACAACAAAGACGACTATGAAGTAGGTGACTGGATTTTAGTTTCGCATGGTCGTTGGACTCGAGGTCTTAAACTTGAAACTGAAGCTGATGGCGAAATTGAAATTAGAAAAGCTGAGCTAGAAAGTATTCTAGCATACAGCAAAGAAAAACCGAATGGTATCCATATTGGCGCAGAGTTCACAGACGGAACACCGGCTACTATTGATCCATCATCTTTTATAACCGGCGCTTAACAGAAAGAGACCTTTCGTGACACAACTAGACTTGAATAAGTATAAAGAATTTGTAGACGCAGTAACTAGTGAAGAAAGTAAAAGCAATGATGCTTTTAGTTCTCGTTGGAATAGCTTAGAAAATCAACGGCAAGCTGATATGCCTAGACTGCTAACAGCATGTTTAGGACTTAGTGCAGAAGCTGGCGAATTTACTGAAGTAGTAAAAAAGATTGTCTTTCAAGGAAAGCCACTAGACGAAGATAACATTTGGCACATGCAACGTGAGCTAGGTGATGTTATGTGGTATTGGATGCAGGGTTGTATCGCACTAAAGATTGACCCAAATGAAGTTATCCAAATGAACATTGATAAACTAAAATCGCGATATCCGGGTGGTGACTTTGATGCACATTACTCCGAAAATCGAAAAGACGGCGATTTATAAAAAAAACACTTGACAATCTTCTCATTATGCGTTATAATAGTATTATTACGTATTAATGAGGAGTTTGTATGAGATTACCAACACAACTTAGCGGGCTAGGCACTACTGGATTAACTGGTATCGTGCTTATGACTCTGCATATCACCGGATACTTAACAGGATGGGCATGGCCCTTGCTGTATGTAATGCTTATTATTTCAGGTATCGGCCAAGAAAATAGGAAGGGTTCTTCATGACTACACATGCAATGATCGATCTAGAAACACTAGATACAAAGCCTACTTGTCAAATTTTAAGTATGGGTTGTGTGAAGTTTAATGCTTTAAATGACAGTGAACCGCACAGTGAGCTATACATTAAGCCTGATATTGATCAGCAAGATAAGTTAGGTCGTACTACAAGCGATAGCACCATTGAATGGTGGGGCAAACAAGACCCTAAAGCAATGGAAGAAGCATTCTCCGAAAACGGACGAATGAATCTAGATATGATGTTAGATCAACTTACTAAATGGTTAGTTGGTGTTGATGTTATTTGGGGACACGGTTACGGGTTTGACATTACTATTTTAGAAGACCTTTATCGAAACTGTGAACGCCCTATTCCATGGCAGTTTTGGCAAATCAAAGATAGCCGAACATTGCTTAGTGCATGCAAAGTAGACCCACGTAAGGCAATGCAAAGCGATTTACACAATGCTCTTGCAGATGCTTATTTTCAAGCAAAGAGTGTGCAAGTAGCATACAAGGAACTAGGTATTTTAAGATGACACATGCTACAAGACGATTGACAAATAATGTTAAACGTGTTAAACTAAGTGATATGTTAGATGATGATAGCGACATCATGAACGAACTAGCAGTCAAATTTGAACAACAATACGGAGAAGAACTTGAAAGAATTATGGGTAGAAAAGTATCGTCCGAAAACAGTACAAGGGTACGTGTTTCGAGATGATGCACAACGTAACCAAGTAAACACTTGGATTAAAGAAAAGACTATTCCGCATTTGTTGTTTAGTGGCGCCGCAGGTATTGGTAAGACAACACTTGCTAAACTATTGTTTAACGAACTTGATCTTGAACCGTTAGACATTCTTGAAATTAACGCAAGCCGCACTAACAGTGTTGATGATGTGCGTGACAAGATTGTAAACTTTGTACAAATGATTCCGTTTGGTGACTTTAAGGTTGTACTACTTGATGAGGCTGATTATTTGTCGCCTAACGCACAAGCCGCACTACGTGGTGTAATGGAAGAGTATCACACAACTGCACGTTTTATCTTAACGTGTAACTATCCTAACAGAATTATTCCTGCATTACACAGTCGTTGTCAAGGATTTCACATTGCTAAGATTGACCAAACAGAGTTTACAGCAAGAGTAGCAGAGATTCTTATTACAGAAGGCGTTACTCCAGACTTGGACACGCTTGACACTTATGTTAAAGCAACGTATCCTGATTTGCGTAAATGTATTAATACAGTACAAATGAACTGCCAAGATAATAGTTTACTTAAACCTAACGAAGGTGACACAGGCGAAGCTGACTGGAAACTTGAAATGGTTGAGCTGTTTAAAGCAGGCAAGATTCAACAAGCACGTAAGCTACTTTGTGGTGCTGTGCGACCAGAAGAAATGGAAGAGATATTTCGCTGGCTTTATGATAACATTGAATTGTTTGGCAACGACGAACAACAAGACCAAGCAGTTTTAGTTATTAAGAAAGGCTTAGTGGATCATACATTAGTTGTAGATCCGGAGATTAACCTAGCAGCAACATTAATTAACCTAGCGAGAATCTAATGACATACTTAGTTACTGATAATTGTATCAAATGTAAGCACATGGATTGTGTAGCAGTTTGTCCAGTTGACTGTTTTTACGAAGGTGCAAACATGTTGGTAATTAACCCAGATGAATGTATTGACTGCGGAGTATGTGTACCTGAGTGTCCGGTAGATGCAATTATACCGGACAGTGCTGTAGCTGATTATCCTAATATTGATCTACTAGCAATAAACACAAAGTATAGTGAACTATGGCCTAATATTACAGATGCTAGGCCTGAAGACGTTCCTGCAGATGCAGCAGAATGGGATGGAGTTCCAAACAAATTTGAAGAACACTTTTCAGAGGAGCCAGGGATTGGGGACTAGCAATAAAAAACTGATAAATGATATAGTACGCATAGACGTAATAGAAGAAGAAGTAGAGTATTATAAAACCTTGTTACAAGAATCTGACACTGGGCATATACACACTACTATTGGATTCTTAAACAGCCGAATTAAAGAACTTAAAGGAGAAGAAAAATAATGGCCGCTAGATTAGTATGCTATAGTAAAGCAACAGACGAATTTGAAGCAGAAGGGTTAACAGATCTACAGGAACTTATTGCATTTTGTGCAAAAGTATCAAACCCTACAGCACAGATCAATACAGCAACTAGCGAAAAGCTAATTAAGTATTTGATTAAGCATCAGCATTGGTCACCATTAGAGATGGTTAATGCTACAATTGAAATTAAAACAACACGCGACATTGCACATCAAATTGTACGTCATCGTAGTTTTGCCTTCCAAGAGTTTAGTCAGCGTTATGCAGATCCTAAAGAACAAGGTGAAGTATTTGAAACTAGTGAAGCACGTTTACAAGACACTAAGAATAGACAAAACTCGATTGATATTAACTTAGGTGATGAAGGCATGCCTGAGCTTATTAACCGCTGGGAAGAATTGCAGCAGGACGTAATCTTTACAGCAGGACGAGCATATGACTGGGCTATTAATGCAGGTATTGCTAAAGAAGTAGCACGTAAAGTATTGCCAGAAGGTCTTACAAAAACAACGCTATATATGAATGGCAGTATACGTAGTTGGGTACATTATATTCAGTTGCGTAGTGCTAATGGAACACAAAAAGAGCATATGGATATTGCACTTGCTGTTGCAAAGGTTATTACAGAAATCTTTCCAATAACTGAGACTTTGTAATGTTTAACTTTTTTAAGAAAGATTCTCCTGAATTAGTATTTGAATGTGACAATTGGGCTACACGTAAGTATAGTCCAATTAGACCTGCTTCAGAATTTATTCCGGAAAAGTTTAGCAATTTGCCATCTACTCTTAAAAAAGGTGCTTATCAAAAAGAAAACATTTATAGTGTTAAAATTTGTCCAGGCCTACAAGACTATATAGGAAGCGGATTTGTTATTACTGCATGGTGCGACATACACTTTAAAATACAAAATGGACATCCTGAAACTGTATACAGTGATCCAGAGTTACAAGCATCGTATCACCCACCGCAACAAATGGGTAACTTTTTAGATACAAAGTTTCCTATACGAACTCCGGTTAAGTTAGATAATCCTTGGGTTACTTATAGTAAAGATGATTGGAGTATTATGTACTTGCCAATGCATTTTCATGAAAACCCATACTTTGAAGCAATTCCAGGTGTAATTGATCATGATAAAGGACCAGGCAGATCGCCTTTAAATATCATGCTTAAAACTCATGAAGACTTTGTAATTAAACAAGGAACTCCGTTAGTACAGATGATACCGTTTAAACGACAGATAGTAACTGCACGAACTGGTAATGTTCGGCCAAATACTATTAACAGATTTAATGCACTAGTTAAAACTAGTGGGCTAACCTTTAAAGGTTGGAGCTTCTTTATGAAGGAAAAGAAATCCTATAAAGTTGATACGCACGATTTAAACATTCCATCTGATATAGAATAGATGATTGGGGAGCAAGCTCCCCAATACTTTACTCGTCGCCGTAAATCTTAAGGACCTCCTTAACTGCTTCGTGTCGCTCGATGTCGCCTTGAGCGAAGTGGACTATGTCCAAGTGGGCCGAGTTACTAGCTTTCAACTTCTTAGTGAAGTCTACTAAACCGTTCTGGTCAATACGATCAGCCTGAGCTAAATCACCAGTTACAGCCATCATACTGCCTTCGCCGAGTCTTGTTAGTAACATTTTCATTTGATTTGGGGTAGCGTTTTGCATTTCGTCTGCTAATATGAAGCTACTTTTAAAAGTACGACCACGCATATATGCAAGTGGTGCAATTTCAATAATACCTTCTTCTATCATACCTTCTATTTCCTTTGCATTAAAGTACTCACGTAACACATCAAATATTGGTCTCGTCCATGGTGCCATTTTTTGTTCTAATGTACCTGGTAAAAACCCTAAATCCTCATCAGCAGACACAGCTGGCCTAGTGACAATGATTTTATCGACAGTCCCTGCTTTAAATAGCTTCACAGCTACCTGACATGCTAGTAGTGTTTTACCAGTACCAGCCGGACCAATGCCAAAGACTATGTCTTTAGATTCGTCTAACAGTTTTAAAACATATGTTTCTTGATTTTTGTTTCGGGGGATTATCGTAACGCTTTGTTGTTTTTGATATGTGTTGAATTCAACTACGTTGGTGTAGTTGTTAGTTGAGGTTTGTCTCTTGCGAGAAGCTCGTTTTGCACCCATTAAGTGTCCTCCTTTGGGATATTAAAGAAGTAAGTTCTGTTCAACCGGTAGAGGCCGAAAGTCCCTACACTAATATTTAGCATATGAGGACTGGCCAAAAAAAGGTATGTTAACTCGTAAATGTCGATAAATAAGTATAGTAAATAAAAACGGGTAGATAACACATGCAAGATGTAATGGATATTATTAAAAACATTGAGTCTATATATGATTCAAATACTTCTTTCCAAGTCCTCAAAGACTTTGAACGAGTGTTAGATGAATTGGACATTTATGTATACGCTAACTGGAAAGATGGCGAGTTAGCAAGCGGTCCAGACATTGAGCGTCACTGGGTTACATGTAGCTTTATGTGGGATCGAGAAGAAATGCCTGATCCAATGGGCGGAAAGCGTCTGTTAGATTACGACTGTAAAGTATCATACGAAAAGACACATATGATAGAGCCTAGAAAAATTGAAGAGCCTGATGATATCCGTCCAGGAACTAAAAAAGGAAAATTAGACAGACGCCCAATATGGGTTGTTACTATTCAGATGCCTAAAAAATTAATTGCAGACATATACACAGGGTATATTGAAGATGCATTTATTGATCCAACAGAGGCGCCTGGACCGGCGGCAGAAGCACAGCCTGCAGATGATGTAGCAGCTGCTGAACCAGACCCAGCTATGGAGCCAGCAGTATGACCTTACAAAGACACGACTTAAGAGACCTAGTAGATGACGTTTTAGAAATTGATTCGTTTAAATCTAAAATGGGCGATGATAAAGATATTATTACTGTATCTGTTAGCACACTTTCTAGGGAGTCAGCACAAGACCTTACAAACTTCTTTGAAAGAGGTTATACATTTGTACTAGATGCAGATACTACAACTAGCGAACAGGCTGACGGCACATACAAAGTATTTGTAGAGCTTGAAAGAAACAAACATGCCGGTGACAACATAATGGAACTAGCTGACGGTATGTCAAACTTAACCGGTCTAGATAAATTTAGATTCCGTTACTACAAAGAATTCCGTAGTATGGATTTAACACTCGACTCACTAGAAGAACATATGCCATCAGATCCGGAAATGTACGGTATCAACCAAAAAGGCATGTTAGACGAATCTACTATTAACAACTATACTAACTTTTTTAATAAGAGTATGTTAGAGTCAGTTAGTATGAGAAATAACACTATTACATTAAAAAAGAAATGGGCTGATCCTATTCAATTAACATTTGTAGATTTTGGTCCTACGCAACAAACTCTTAACAGTATAAAAGAGTCATTTAACGCTAATGATTTCGCTGAGATCATTTACCTAAGTAAATATATTGGTGATTACAATATTACCAAATACGGTGACAAGCTAACTTTTGATAACGAAGGTCAAACGCTTGTTGTCAAACGAATTAGTCATTAAAGATCACTGAAAGGAAATAAGAAAAGTGTCGTTTGAACTACAAAAAGAACACCTAGCAAAGTTAATTCCAGGCAACAAAGAAGTTGATGCCTGGTATACAGCATTAGTAGATGTATTACCTAAGTACGGTATTACCACAGAAAGACGTATGGCTCACTTTATTAGCCAAACATCACATGAATCAAACAACTTCCGCTCACTTACTGAAAACTTAAACTATAGTGAGAAAGCACTTAACGCAGTCTTTAGTCGTTACTTTGGTGCAGCGCCTAAGCGTAATGCAGCAGAGTATGCACGTAATCCAGAAAAGATTGCAAACTATGTATACCAAGACGAGTTCCGCTCTAAGCGTGGACAACTAGGCAACACAGAAGACGGTGATGGCTGGAAGTTTTGTGGACGTGGACTAAAGCAACTTACTGGACGCAACAACTATGCACGTTTTGCTAAAACAGTAGGTATGACAGCAGACGAAGCAGCAGTGTATGTTGCAACTGAAAAAGGTGCTGTTGAAAGTGCTTGCTGGTTCTGGAAGGCTAACGATTTAAATTCAATTGCAGATACAGATGACGTAACAAAGATGACTAAAAAGATTAACGGTGGTAACATTGGTCTTGCTGATCGTCAAAAGCGTTATGCTAAAGCAATGGAAGTCTTTGGTAATCCAGTATCGCTTGCAGATGATGACGGAGATCATGATTTTGAACTTGACGAAATTGGTGTACTACGCAAAGGTTCTAAAGGTGAAGGCGTTAAGATGATGCAAGAAGCATTAGGCGTCGGAGCAGACGGAGCATTTGGTCCAGGTACAGAACGTGCTTTAAAAGCATGGCAAACTGCTAACGGCTTAACTGCTGATGGTATTGCCGGACCAAACACATTAGAAAAACTACTAGGATAAACTATGTTTGGATCAATCAAAATTGCCCTTTTATTAATGTTGTTAGCTTCGGCTGGTGGAGCGTATGTATACGTAACAGATCTACAAAAGACATCAGAAATACATCGGTTAAATGCTGAGAAATTCGAACAAGCTGCCAAAACAAACGAAGAAGCATTGCGTGTACAAAAAGAAAACTACTTAGCAATGGCTAAAAACCTAGAAGTTGTAAATAAGGAATTTGCAGCTACTAGAGCACAAAATACTGTACTAGCTGATAAGCTAGCAAAACATGATTTAAACTCGCTTGCGGCTAAGAAGCCTAAAAGCATTACAAGATTAATAAACAAAGGTTCTGCTAATGCAGGAAGATGTTTTGAACTACTTAGTGGTGCAGATTTAAACGATAGAGAAATGGAGGCAAAAAGTGCTAAATCGTTCAACAATGAATGCCCTTGGTTGTGGCCTGGTATTATCAGTACTCCTTAGTGCTTGTTCCAGTTTACCGCCTGTTATAACTGTAAGTACAGTTCCAATTGAGAAACCTCAATTAGTATTACCTCTAGTCGACAAAGTTGCTATGAATGAGGTAAAATGGGTTATAGTTACTGAAGATAATATAGAAGAAATATTAGCAGAAATAAAATCAAGCGGACAACCCCTTGCTATATTTGGGTTGACTGGCCAGGGATATGAAAATTTAAGTACAAACTTTAGTGCTATAAGAAAACTAGTCCAGCAACAGCAAACTATTATTGCAGCCTACAAAGACTACTACGAAAAATCTAACGAAGCACTTGATAGTGCTAACGAACAAATTGAGTCTACTCAATCTTCTATTGACGAACAACAGTCTATTAATGAAGAAAATAACTCTATATTAGATAAACTAAATCCCTTCAAATAATCCTCCTAAATAGTTATAAATACAATATAACAATTGGAGACCTATATGTGGCTATGGCTAATATCAAGTATTGCAGGCAGTTTGCTTGGCGCAGCATCAACTAGATGGTTTAAAGATACCAGAGCTGGTGTTTGGTGCTACAATAAGTACGATGATATAGCTAATTGGGCTGTGGAACGTTATGGTATAGACATTCTTGATAAAGAAGCTATAGCATGGCGTACAAAATACCCCAATGTAGCAAAAAGGACTGATGAACTTGAGCATAGAATTAACTTTCTCGAGCTAGAAATCAAAAGGCTCCGCGAAGGGAAGGGCAATGGGAAATGAAATAATGGATGTAGCAACACTAGCAGAAGATATTACCTTACTAATAATGCCATTTTTAGGTGTACTAGTAATGGTAGTAATTACTTTATGGTTTAAAGACTTCGCTATGAAGATTGCTAAGGGCATGGCGTTCCAAATGAACAAACAATTCCAAGAGGGTGACAAAGTTATCCTTGATGGAGAACGTGCTTTAATTGTAAAAATTGGAATAACAGAAACTGTGTTTGGTGTTACTAAATCATCAGGCGAGTTTGATGGCGATTATGTTTGGAGATACGTACCTAATGAACGTATTGCGTTTTTAAAATTAGAAAAAGTTATATTCGACAACGTACCAAATAGAAATGGTGAGAGAATCGATGGCAACTCTCAAGAAATTAATCACTTAAAGAAGGGAGGATAATATTATGGCAGACGATAAGAACACAGTAAATGTTGACAGGGCAGACTATGATGCTATGCGTGATAAGATTGCAGAATTAGAATCAGCGGAGCCGGCAGCAACTGGAGGATGGCGCGAAACATCAGCAAATGCAATGTGGGTTGCACCTGAATACTTTAGTAGATGGAGATTATTTCCACGAGCGTTTATTTCAATGTACATCTACTTACTATATGAAGTAGTAACATGGTTCATGGCCTTAACTGCTCCTGTAGCAGAGCAGGCAGCACTTGTTAGTGTTGTTGTAGGTGCTGGTGCTGCATGGTTTGGTCTATATGTAAACTCAACAGCAGGCGGCGGTAAAGACAAGTAGCCGCAACTTGTAAGTTCAATTACTACATAAAATAAGTAGTAGTATGACAGACTATTATAGTAGACTAGGTGTAAGCAGAAATGCTACACAAGAAGACCTCAAAAAGGCATATAAAAAAGCTAGTATGCAACACCATCCTGACAGGGGTGGTGATGCCGAGAAATTCAAAAGAATTAACGAAGCATATAGTACACTAAAAGATCCTGCTAAAAAACAACAGTACGATAATCCTCAACAGCAACAACGTAATCCATTTGGGCAAGGGCAACAAGAGCATAACCCATTTGCAGGAACGCCATTTGAACATCATTTCCATCATGGGTTTGGCCAACAACGACCAAGGCGTCCTTTAAATCAAGACATACGTATAATGGCTAACGTTGATCTTAGAGATATAGTTACAGGTAAAAATCTATTTGTACAACTGCCGCTTGGCTCGGGCAGAACTGAATCAATGAATGTAGATATTCCTGCAGGTGCAAAACAAGGTGACACAATACAATACGAAGGGCTTGGAGACGATACACATAGACAGTTTCCGAGAGGAAACTTACACGTTGTTATACAAGTTGCACCGGTTATTGGTTGGGAAAGGAATGGTAACGATTTAATTACCAAAAAAACCGTAAATCTATTTGACTTATTGCTAGGAGATGTTATAATAGTAACAACACTAGACGATAGAAACATTAAATTAACTATTCCAAAAGGCACAAATTCAGGTCAACGATTCAGTATACCAGGATACGGGATCCCCGATATTAATACAGCACAACGTGGTAACATCCATGTTATTGTTGAAGCGGAAACTCCGGAAATAACAGACGAAAACCTGTTAAACAAGATTAAGCAAATTAGAGAAGAGATTGAATAATATGGTAGAACCAAGTAAAGAGTTACAATTAGTTTTTGATAAAGCAATTAATGATGCTAAAAAGCTGCAGCACGAGTATGTTACACTTGAGCATTTGCTACACGCAATCTTTTGTGAAGAAAAGTTCTGTAATATTATGACTATGTTTGGTGCTGATGTAGATTACATTAAGTCTAATCTAGAACATCATTTAAAAACTAACATGGCTGATATTATTACTGACAAAGTTAAGATTAAGCCAAAAAAGACACATACTGTAGAACGTGTATTAAATCGTGCATTTACTCAAGTACTATTTGCAGGACGCAATACAATTGACTTAACTGATGTTGTGTTAAGTATGCTAAATGAAAGAAAATCTATTTCAGTATACTATTTAGAGAAGGGCGGAGTTGAGAAGGCGAAGTTTGCAGAATTTCTTAACAGTGAACTTGAAGAAGATTTACTAAGTGACGATGAAATAAGTAGTGATGCTAAACGTGCATTACGTGCATTTACTACTAATCTAAACGATGAAGTAAAGCGTGATAAGATTGATCCTATTATCGGACGTAGTTCCGAACTTGAAACACTAGCACTAGCATTAGGCCGTAGACAAAAGAATAATGTACTAATGGTAGGCGATCCAGGTGTTGGTAAAACAGCTATTGCTGAAGGACTTGCATACAATATTGAAAATGGCAAGGTTCCTAGCTTCTTGTCAGAGTATAAAGTATATAACTTAGACATTGGTGCAATGCTTGCCGGCAGTAAGTATCGCGGAGACTTTGAAGAACGCTTTAAACTTGTTATGCAAGCACTTACCAAACAAGGTAAAACTATTATGTTCATTGATGAAGCACACATGATGAATGGTGCCGGTGCTGGTGGTGGTAGTAATTCAAATGACCTTGCTAATATGCTAAAGCCTGCACTTACTAAAGGTGACTTGAAGGTTGTTGCGTCAACTACATGGGAAGAGTACCGCAAGTACTTTGAATCGGACCGTGCGTTGATGCGTAGGTTCCAACGTATTACTATTGGTGAGCCTAGCAAAGCAACTACAAGAGATATTTTAATTGGAATTAAGAAATACTATGAAGAATTCCATAACACTACTATTACAGAAGAAGCTATTGATTCAGCTATTAAGTTAAGTGTAAAATATCAGCCTGATAAGAAGCTTCCAGATAAAGCAATTGATCTTATTGATATTGCATGCTCAAGATTTAAAGTAAATGATGACGAATCAGAAGAGAAAATTGTTGGTGAATCACAAATAGAGTTTGAACTTGCTAAGTTAGTTGATATGCCTACAGAGCGTATTGCTGAAAAAGAAACTGAAAGCTTAATGAACTTAGAAAAGAACCTTAAAGGCGAAGTGTACGGACAAGACGAAGCTATTGAATCAATTGTTGATAAGGTACTAGTTAACCAAGCTGGCCTAAAAGCTGATGACAAGCCAATTGGATCGTTTGTGTTTATGGGTCCAACAGGAACAGGTAAAACTGAGACAGCAAAGCAGTTAGCAAAATGTTTAGGCGTAAACTTAGTACGGTTTGATATGAGTGAATACCAAGAAAAGCATTCAGTTGCTAAACTGATTGGTTCACCTCCAGGTTATGTTGGACACGAAGATAATGCAGGACAGTTAATTACTAAACTGCAAGAATCACCTAACTGTGTACTACTACTTGACGAAATTGAAAAGGCGCATCCAGATGTTTCACAAATATTGTTGCAACTTATGGACAATGGTAGAGTTACAGGTTCTAATGGTAAGGTAGCTGACGCACGTAATGCCACACTTATACTTACTACTAACTTAGGTGCTCGAGACGCAGAGAAAAACACTATTGGCTTTAATGAAGACTTTGAAAATGTTCAAGATGATACTGAACTAAAACGTTTCTTTAGTCCAGAGTTTAGAAATAGACTAGATGGTGTGATTACATTTGCCAAACTAGGTAAAGAAGTAATGATGAAGATTGTTGGCAAGTTCCTAGTTGAGCTTAAAGACATGGTTAAAGATAAAAACATAGCAATTACTATTACTGATGATACACTTGACTACTTAGTAGACAAAGGATTTGACCCTGCTATGGGTGCAAGGCCTTTACAACGTGTTATTGACAAGGATATCAAACGTAAACTAGCAAGAGAAATGTTATTCGGTGATCTTAAAGACGGTGGTTCATTAACTATCGATTATAGAGATGGTGAGATTCAATTGGACTGTGTTAAAGATGAAATCACTACAACTGTTTGATACTAAGAAGCTTTTTTATAAGACATATCTTTATAAATTAGATCTAAATAACTGTCTTAATTTTATGTTTAGAACTGGACTGCAAAAAGGTACAAATTTAGAATATGCTAGAGGCGAATTGGATGAATTGGCTAGAAAATACCGAGCCGGTGAGCCTCTAGTACGTACTGTTTTTAGGAGTGTACACGAAGTATCAATAGATGATTACTTAGATGCTAAAGATCTATATCTTATACTAAAAAATGAAACTAATTATAAGGTTAGGATTGAGAATAGAGCTAGTATTAGTATATACACAAACAATAAAGAACTATTAGATAAAATAGTTATGCGTTTGCGACAGAGTGCAGTAGGTCTTTGGGGGCCTAGGAAAGGTACAAAAAATATATTAACACCTGAAGTAATACTTGTTAATACTGAGCCTGAATTTCCGATAAGAGTAATGCTTAAAGACGTTAGAATATCACCTGACTTTGCTACTTGGTTAAGAGCTAACCGAGATAAAGCTAGGATTGGCGATACAGCATTACATTGTATTGATAAACACATGCATATGACTAATTTTTATTTCCATGTAAGAGATGAAAAAGTAATGTCTATAGCGTACATGTTAATAGGACATGCTATAAGAGACATTTACAATTTAGTGTACATGCCTGCAAAGAATGATAAATAGTTATATGTCCAATAATAGCGAAACACTTTTAACAGCAAACACACACCCAGGAGATAGTACTTCTGTAACACTAACCGGCTCTGATTTTAAAGGGGATGGTTACTACGGGCGTAGTGACGGCTTACACACAGTACAGTATGACTACGTTGGTTTAACTGGCGTAATTCAAATACAAGCAACGCTTGCAACTGTTCCGGTGGCAGCTGATTGGTTTGGTGTTGCTACCACAACACTAGTTAACGAAACTGGTACTAATATACAGAACTTTACTGGAAATTATGTATGGTTAAGAGCTCAACTAGTTTACTCTGACGGTACTATAAACTCCGTTGTAATGAATCATTAGGAATAAAACATAATGGAACACTTTGTAAGAATAGTAATGGAAAAGAATGATACTCTAAATGAAAGTTTAGACGAATCAATATTCCCATCAAGTGAGCTATACGAATCTGAGCAAGGTGCAACAATAATACAGATTCCGTTAGCAAGACAATTATCTGAAGAAGAATCAACAGAGTATGCTAACCGTTTAGCAAATTATATGTTTGAACAAGGTCACGAAGACTTTGATATTGAAGTTAGTACTGATATAACAGACGACCTTGATGAAGAAACATACGAAGATGATGACGAGTTTTATGCAGAGTACGGCGAAATGTGGTACAATGAAGACGACATTATGGACGAAGCAGAGTACCAAGGACGTAAAGTAAAGCTGGGAAAGCCCATGCAGGGGGACGTAAAGAAGTTTAAAGTTTACGTTAAAGACCCTAAGACAGGTAACACTAAAAAAGTAAACTTTGGCCATGGCGGAAGTAGTGTTAAAGGCAAAGCTATGAAGATTAAAAAATCAAACCCTGCTAGACGTAGGAGTTTCCGTGCTAGACACAACTGTGATAACCCGGGACCAAGAACAAAAGCAAGATATTGGAGTTGTAGAAAATGGTAAAATCAGTTGCACAAGAAATTAGAGATATGGGTAACAGACTAGCACAAATTAATGGACTTGATGAGCCTGGTGTTCCAGTTACTCCTCCGGCACCTGTACCTCCTAGTGTTCCAGTACCGCCACCGGGTCCAACTACACCGCCACCATCAATGGTTGCAATGAATTCAGGTGCAATGGAGCATGCGGCGCCAACTAAAGTACAAGATTGGT